CGAGCATCGGGAGAAATAACCCCGAAGTGAGAACGAACGATTTCGGTATAGCGCGTACCGCCGCGGGCGTCACGCTCGAGAAGTTTTTGAATTTGGAAAGATTGTCGAAGTTGGTTAATGGTAGCGGCAGTAGCCGTAGAAAGGTCAGCATAAAGACCAGTATCAGTAGTATCCCAAGTAACAGCACCAGTAGTAGCCGCACCGCCGTTAACAGGACGGAAATCCGATTGACCAGAAGAATACTCGACAGTCCCATCGGTCATGTCAGTACCGGCACGTACCCATTTGAAGGAAGTGCCATCGCCCTTGACAGGCGCAGAAGTACCTAATGGAAGTGAAACGGCATTACCTTTTTGAGGCCAAGGAAGACACGAAGTAAAATAATCTTTGCGCTTACCGCGCCGTTGTAAAGCGTACCATGACCAAGTATCAGGACCATCACCAAAAGGGCGAGATATAGAATCTTGTAAGTTTTCATCACGAAACCATTGATCATAAATAGCGGCGTAAGCACGAAGCCATAAAGCAGAATGAGAAACAGTATTACCCATACCCATTTGACCAGTAGTGGGTAAACCCATGTAATCATAAATACCGCCAACGTTATAGCCACCAGCTTGAGAAACGATCTGTGGAATGACATAAGAAATTGAGTCGATAGGATCAGTTTGTTCACCCATGAACTTGACCCAGTTAGTCCAAACTAGACGGTTAGGAACAAAGAAGAAAAACGATTCAAGGTAGAGATTATCCATAACAGGATAAAGAGGAGTAGCCATACGAGCGAAGGCAGTCATATTAAGACGGAAAGTATCACCAGGGAGCACTTCATCAACGTAAACAGGAATTAACCAGCCAGCATCAAAAGTAGTCTTATGAGTAGATTGACAATCAAACGTGGAACGAGGAATGTCCGCCTTTGGGATCATAGTGAATTTGTGTAGATCGACAGATTTATTACGAAACATGGCGGACGTCCTTTTTAGTTAGGGATATGAACTTGTTTACCAATAGCGACTAAATTGGGTAATTCCAAAATAGTAAAATCACCCGTTACATCGTCAAAAGTACCGAGGTGGAAAAGGTCAAAGTCATCAGGATGGTTAAATAGTTGATTATCTTTATCAACACGATTGACCTCATCAGTAAATGAACGAATACCAACGCCAAGCGAAGGTAGGAACATTGGACGCCCATAAGCTTGGGCGGCACGATCAAAAACAGCAAGCAATTCTAATTTCATAGTAGTTTCCTTTTAAGAGTTGTGAGGGCGGCAGTTTGGACTAGTTCCTGGACTGCCAACCGATCAGGGGTTTGATCTACAAGGTGGAGTTTAGCATTGAGCTCACGTTTGTAAAGGACTTCATCAAACTCATAGGGATTGTCGATCTTATAGAGCCGATCATAGTATTTAGGAGGACGGAGCTGTTTACCCTTAACAACAACATAGTCATGAGGATAAACGTCAGATTTATATTTTTTATACCATTCAGCACCGACACCGGGTTTTAAAGACATTTTATTAAATTCAGGTTTACGATGAATAACCTCCCCTGTCGAAGTATCAATATGCTCATAGTGTTCAGCGGCATGATTGCCGTTAATTTTTTTCATTATATAGCGTGCGACATAAGCCGCACTTTCAAAGGTGACATCACCGATGGAAGAATAGCCAAAAGTCCATAGTTCTTCTAAAGTTTCGGAACGATATAAAATCGCTCCAGATGGAGATTTACGAAATACAGTTTTATCATCAAAATCTAATCCAAATATACACGCATGGAAATGCGGACGATCAAATTTTTCACCATACTCGCCAGCCATATAGAAACGAATTTTTTTTCGCGGAAAACGAAAGCGAAGTCTTTTCATAAAAAGCTGAAAATCTCGGTAATTTAGAGAGTAATCAGGCGGTATATGGTCATCATTGTAAGTAAGCGTAATAAAGCAATTTTTTTCATGAAGCTGAGCTTCATGCATGCAACGCATAGCCCACTGCCGTGAGCGTTCTAAACGACAGCCAATACATTGACCACAAGGTAAAGACAATGTGGAGACGATGTCATGCTTACGCAACTGGTTAAAGACAACAGTCCCATCAACACAACGAAACGCATCAAGCGGGTGGTAACAAGGCATGTGAGGTACCCCTTATGTTTTTTTTTCATATTAGAAACGGTAGCCACCGCGTTGAGGGTTAGTTTGAACATTAGCCCCTTTGGTGCGGCGAGTATTTTTTTTAAACTGCTTAGCAGATTTATACTTATTAGTGGGGTGACGAGTTAAGGTTTTCATAAGATTGAGTCTCCGTAGTTTAGGGTTTGCTGTCACCTAGCACAGTTACATCTAGTAGAGTAACTGTGCTAAGCCTCCGTAGCAGGCGCCTCCACAGGAAGCGAAACCGCAGGCACGGGTTTAGGGATTAAGCCGAGATCAATAGCCTCGGCACGATTAGCCTCAAGGGCTAAGAAATCAATAAGCAATGCGGGATCATTGTCAAAGCGGGCACGCAAGCCCGCAGGGAGGGCGTTAAATTCGTCCTCAGCGCGGCGAACGGCTCTAAGGGCGCCATGATAGTCGCCTATACCAGAAAAATCGCCATAGCGAGGCGGGAGAGGGTTTTCGGGTAAAAGACCCGTAACATTGAATTTGGTTAAGATGGTGTTGATATCACACTCATCCTTGAAGTGTTGTTGAGTCCGACTCACGTCCTCACAACGCAAGCCAGACTCATTAGAGGCCTCGTCAACATCATAGTTGTATGGTGTACGTAAGAAAACAGTTTTTTTAGTCATAATCATCACCTATTTTTTACCACGGAAATAAAATTTGGAATCTAAGGCATCATAAGCCGATTTGGCAGAATGAGATACAAAATTAGAAAGCCCAGAAGCGACATTTTGGGTATTACGAAGAACATCATCAATAGTACCGTAACCACGCGCATAAGGAGCACCTTTTTGGATATCTTGTCTAGTTTTAGCCGTAGAAGCAGACGAAGCGGCAGCAGAAGCATTGGCGGCATTAATTTGAGCCAAAACATGATCAAGCGCTTTTTTAGCAGCAGGATTAGTATCAATAATGTTATTAGTTTCGGCAACGGTTTTAAGCGTCTCAGCAGACGTCTTAGCAGATTGAGCAGTATTAAGATCGGCTTGAGAGCCAGATTGTTGAGTTTGAGCTTTTTGTAGATCAACAGCAGAATTAATCGATTGTTGATTTTGAGCGGATTGAACCGCCTTAGCGGTAGTAGACTCAACACGAGTCGAAGAACCAGAAGGAGTAGAAGCACCACCTTGAGAATAAGCAAGCATAGGATTCAAGCCTGCGGCTTTCATATCAGCAACAGCACGTTGATAGGATGAATTAGACATTTTACGCTGAAATTGCATTTGCTTGCTCATAATATCTAAATTTTGAGCATTAGCATCTTTTTGACCAAAAAAATCAGCAAGACCAGAAAAGGCGGCACCCCAGCCATCGCCACCACCAGAAGAACCAGCACCAGATTTAGCACCAGGACTGTCTTGACCGTAAGAAGGAAAAGCTTTTGAAAAGCCACCACCAGAAGAAAAGAAACCCATACTAACGCGCTCCGCTTGTTGATCACCTTTTTTTTAGCGGGACGTAACCCGCTAAAAAAAACGCGATTTTTTTTAGAAATGATCGATTAAGCCGGGTACAGAGTACATCGGCATAGGACGCGCTTTTTTAACATCAAAAAAGCTATCAAAAAGGAATTGCTGACCGTTAGCGGCAGAGCCGACAGCAAGAGCACGATCAAGAGGAGGAGTATCTTTGATAAACGCATTATTGAGAGTAGGCACGGCAGTGAATTTTTGAGCAAGATGCCAGCCATCAATAGAAGATGCGGAAGTAGACTTAAATAAGCCAGAGATACGAGAAGGATAATAACGATATTCAGCCCAACGCTCTTGGTAGCCGAATACGTCATCATCAGTAGAAGAACCATCGCAATAAATTTCGCGATTAAGAACCGCTTGTTCGCCAAGAGTAGCGAAAGCAGGGAAATAGAAATCATAACGAGTAGAACGGCTCCACATCTTGTGGAGACCTTGTTGATAAGTAAGATCAGCACGAACTGATACAAGTCCGATAATAAGACCATGTTCAACGAAAGAAGAAGTAAAGCCGTGATTGTGCGCTAAAGCTGTACCCACGGCAGATAGTTGACCCATAGGAGTAGAGCCACCAGTTACATTAGTGGCAGAAGTTTGAGCAATAGGATTGATATTAATAGGAGTAATACCACCGCCCAAGTATTCAGGGCGTTGGAGACGAGCATCGGGAGAAATAACCCCGAAGTGAGAACGAACGATTTCGGTATAGCGCG